TTAACCGACGTTAACGTTTTGAATATAAGTAACCGTTAACCAACCAACACCTGTTCCGGTATTTCCATTAGTTAAAAGTAATCTTCTATCCGTAGAACCAACATCTGCCCATGCATCAACTCTTGCTTTATTAGCTCCAGCTGTAATATCGATGACACCTAAAGTACCACCCGCTACACCAGTAGCTGAAGTAAATGCAGTTGCGTCACCAACATAGCCTAAACCTGCTGTCGATACAGATCCATTCCATACAACACTTACATATAATTGTGCAGAAACCAATTGGCTGTTTGCAGGGATAATTATATTTGTTGTGTCAGTACCAGCTGTTTGATCAACAGCTTCAGTTTGTGACATCAACACATATCCTGTGTTTTTCATATCCGTTCCAACAGTAGTACCAGTAGTATTTTTAATACCACCAGCTAAAATTGGACCCGAAAAAGTTGTGTTTGCCATAATATTCCTCCTAGAATATCTGAATACTGTCCTCTAGGGATGTCGACTATACGCGTCAGTACTCATTGTTTGTTTAATTAATTGTATAGTAAGTTAGATATACTCTAATTTTTAATAGAGTGCAAGGTATCCCAGGGTATTTTGTGTGATTTTGTAAAAGCCTTAAGTTGCTATTGATACTGATGGTGCAGCATTAGTTATTGCGTTTTCCCTATTAGCAATTTTCGACTCTTCGTCTTTAATTGCTGCAATAACTTCTTGCACCTTTTTATCAATCTGGACCATATTAAGAGTATATTTACCATTTTCGTTATACTCCTGTTGCCAGTTCAACTCCAAGGACCTTTTTTGTTTGTATAGGTCTGTTACCATAGTCTTGGACCTCCTCATAGGTAATATAATTAGTGCCTCCATAAAATTCTCCAGCACTGTCCCATTTTATAACATTCTCTCCTAGTTTGTCAACTATGGCTTTTTCAAGATCTTCGGGAGTGTCGTTCGATTCGACCTTAAAATCGGCATAATAACCGTAAGCTCTTATTTGGACTCTGAATGTTTTCATAGATTACCTTTTGATTTTCTACCTTTATCACAAAAAAAAGGGGCGGTCAAGCCGCCCCTTAATATTAGTTTAAAAACTTAATTACTTAATTAAGCACCTTGGTTTCCGTAGATACCTCTCCAGTCAGACCAGCCGAAGCTGTATCTTTCCCTAGCTTTGTATCTAACGTTTCCAGTATCGAAGTCGCCTTCCATAGCTGTTTTTAATGGTGCTCTAACGAAGTGCTTCATTCCATTTGGAACATCAGTTTTGATAAACCAAGCGTCACTGTCAGTTAAGTAGTGATTAACTACAAAACCTTGAGGAACCATACCCATGCTTTTGATAGCATTGATATCGTTATTCGCAGTACCAGTTTGGCCTTGAGACTTCATAATTCTCTCAGCTGTAAACTGAAGCTCTTTAGGGATGACCATTTTCATTCCTTGAGCCGCTACTTTAAGACCTCTTTCATCTTGAAAACTAGCGATGTCTATCAACGCTTGTTCTAAAGATACTTCAGATAAGTCAGCAGCCGTACCAGGTACGTTTGTTTGATTACCATTAAGTGTAGGGTGAGCTGCACCACATAAAGATTCCCCGTCTCCGCCATTATAGCCGGAAGCTTGGAACGCATTATTTAGTACGTTTGCACCTTTAACTTGTTTTGATGTCGCCATTGAACGAGCTAAAGCTTTTGTGTATCTAGAAGAGATTCTATCGTAGAGGTTATCTTCGATAGCTTCTTCTGTCAACGCGAATGCTAATGCTACTGTTTCGTGAGTGTATCTAGCAGTGTATGTTTCCTGTGCATCGTCGTATTGAACGCCGCTACCTTCAGGTTTAACATCTGCAGTACCGAAACCAGATAACATTACTTCTTCTTCAAAAGCTCTGTCAGATGATTCGTTGTCGAAAATCTGACTTGCTTCGTTTTCATAACGTTTGTATTCCAGGCCGAATAGTGCATTCAGGCCGGGCTCTAGTTCTTTAACTAGCTGTGCTCGTGATATTGCCATGTCTATATGCTCCTATTATACCCCAACCACAAATGCATTGTATTTGTTGTTTGCAACAACAATAACGTTTGCATAAGCTGCGTTGAAGTCTGAGTTATCTGGATCTTCTGCTGATCTCAAGATTCTCCATTGTTTGCCGGAAGTTGCTAAGTCATTAGTAAGATCTAATGTACAGTTACTTCTACCGGAAACGGATTCACCTGAGGCTGTAGTGTCACAAACTTGAAGAAACGTTTTTTGAACGTTATCTGCTGTGGCACTGATAGCTGAATCAGTTGCGATCTGATATTCCTGGAATGGGTTGTCATTTACGAAAGCAGTGATGTTTTCACTATTCGCCGGTGTAGTTGAAGCAACATAAGAATTGCTCCAAGTAGGTTTTTCAGTTGTAGAAGCGTTGTAGAAACAACCGTTGAAAACTCCAACGATTAAATCTGTAGAACCCGCTGCTGCGCCTTCAACAAAACCACCAGTACCAGGAGTGTTACTTACAATCCCTTTAACTGGTTCACCATTGTAAATAGCTGTTCCATGTGCTCTCTTGATAGTGTATTTAGACTGACCTGAAGTCGCAGGAGTGTTTCCTAGCGTGTTAACAGGTTTAAGTCCATATCCACTAGCTTGTATGTTTGCCATAGTATTTACCTATTCCAATTGTGTTCACATTTTTACATGTAAACGGTTGATGAAAATTCGGAAAGTTTTGAAAAGAATTATTCTTTTTTGCCACCACCGAAACTATACGTAGTACGCCTTTGATTACTCATTGGCATACTTGGATGTTGATCCTTCAGAGGCTCGTTTTCGACAGCTTCCTGTCTGTCTTTAGTTAGCTTATTAAAATAAGCGTCCCTTTGACGTGCGAGTTCTTCTGGTATTCTAGCCAACACTAGACCACCTACTCCGATATGACCTTTGTATCTACCTTGCTCTATTGCGGGATAGTTTAGATCAGGATAGGCATCAGCTCTTACGAGTTCCCAACCCTGTCTTAACTTAGCCGTGATGTTTTTTGTATCATCTTGGCCCATCGTTTCAAAACGAATCCAACGCTGTCTAAAGCCGTCTGGACACTTAGGTGCATCTAAGTGAGATGAGTTCACCCAAACTTTTGGTCTTTCAGATTCCGACCTAGTTTGGTGAGCACGAGGAGTCTTGTTTTTAGTTTTTTCCATATGCTATACCTCCTTCATGGATAATTGTTTCGCATAATCTTCGAGTGGCACGTTTAGCTTTTTAGCTATTGCTACCTGTGAAGACGTGAGCTTCACGGTTTTGCGACCAGGTTTTATACTTCTAGCAGCTGATGAAGTCGCAGAAGCAACCGTCTGAACGGTTCTGTTCGGTTTAGATTCACTCTTATCAAATTTATGAGGAAAGTCAACCCTAATACGCGTGTCTATTTCCTTATAATATTCGTCAGATTTTGGATCGAAACCTTCTTTTTCCACGAGATCTTTATGAATCTCAAAGGCAGTAAAGGTCATAGCTCTATCTGAGCCAAACCAATTATTCTTTTCTGCCCAAGATTCCGCTTTAGGATCTGGTGTTCCTTTAGCAGCTTGTTCTCTTGGAAGGGTTGAAGGCGTTTCCCTATATCTAAGATGATCCTGCTCCTCAGGAGTCTTAGGTTTGTTATCTTCTCTATATTTTTCAGCAGCAGTTAATCTAGCTTCTTCTATAGATAATGCAGCGATCTTTTTATTTGCTAAAACTTGTTTAGCAGCATCGCCTGTTTCAATAGAATTAGCTAATTCTTCTTGTGCTGATTTTAATTGTTGAGAGACTTTATCTGAGAAAGCTTTATCATACTTTTCTTCAGTAGTTCTAAACTTGTCAGCCATCATTGCGACTTCACGTTTAGCACCCTGTGCATAATCAAGCGCAGCTTTTTCTCTACGCTCGGCTTCTCTCATTTTTCTAGTTAGTTTAGCAATACGTTTATTAACGCCTTCACTATACTCTTCTAGTTTTTGTTCTTCTGCTGGCTCTTGTTCCGTTTTTTCTGGTTCTGCTGGTACTTCAGTAACTTTCGCTGGCTCTTGTTCCGGTTCCGTTGTAACTTCGGGTGCTGGTGCTTCGTCTTTTGTTACCGTATCTTCTGGTAAATCGACTTCGGCCCCTGGACCTGTTGTGTCAAGTGGAACTAACTTTTCTTCTTTTTGATTGTCTGATTGTTGTTCTTGATCAGGCATAGTTTCCTCCTATGTATTAAATTAGAACTCATGGACTATATCCTCTGGGTTCTTAATTGTCGCGATGATTTCATCATCGTTTAACAGTCGTACTTCTCCACCTTCTATCTTAAACCGAGATCCTGCATACCGGGCAAATATTACCCAGTCTCCCTTTTTGCACCACGGACCATCGGGAAATTTTTCTTTATCTCTATAACAGTCTGGACCCATCTCTAGTATGTTTCCACATACTGTAGCTAGTTGTTGTCTCTCGACTTGTTCATCGGAATAAAGAATTCCTCCTTTAGTTTTTTTCTTCCCTTTAAAAGGAAGAACTAAAATTCTCCAACCAGTTGGTTTAGGCAACTTGGCTGATGCTTCTTCGTATTTATCTAATAATGCTGATTTAATTTTTGGTTTGTCTGTCGTTGATGTCGATGACGTTTCCTGTGTGTTTTTCATATTGCTCCTTTTTTTCAAGCAGGTTGGAAATCTCCTGTAAGATTGCTTCGTAAGCGTTTATCTGTCCTAACATATACTTATAAGATTCAAAATTGTCAACCCCTGCACCTGAAGTTAACGCAAGTGAGACAGCTGATAATGTGTTTTTAATTTGTCTTTTTAACTTTATTATTTCATCCATTAGGATTTTTTATTTTCTTTAGCCATTTTTTTAAAAGTTTTAGCTAATGCTTTAGCACGACCGGTACAACCCTTTTTCGTGATTGGTGTACATTTTCCTTTAGTACCCCGTTTTTTAATAGATGCTGTTGCATCTTGAATCCAATTATCTTTACTACCACCAGATTTAGCTCCAACTCTTATTGGAACTCCACCACTTGGATAGTAGTCTTTATTAGCACTAAAATATTTAGGCATAGCTTTAGCGCTGTTATCTTGGTATCCGCCTCCAGAACCACCATGTCTATAGTTAGCTCTTTTGCTTCTTCCTTTAATTTCTGCTCCAGGCATTATTTTATTTGTATGCCGACTTTTTTGCCGCTCATAACCTTACCAGCTGAACCACCGTGAGAGAAACCAGCACGACCACCTTTTTTGTAGCCTTTGTCTAATTCTCCAACAACTCTTCTTTTTTCAGCTCTACGATTAGGATTAGATTTTTCTGCATCTATCCGACCTACTTCTTCAAGTAGATTCATTCTTCCTGAGTTTGCCATTTTAGCTCCTTATTATTTATTAAGATTTATCCATTGTAGACACAGAGGAATAAGCTCTTTTGCCCATAGCTTTTTCCATACCTTTAGACTCATCTCTTCTAGCTTTTAAACTTTGAGATTTTTTGCCATTTCGTGCGCCTAATGATTCATCCAGTCTGTCATCATAACCTTGAGATTTTCCGCCAGTAGATTTTTTAGTTCTACTTGCATATGGAAACCTAACGTTACTTCTAACTCCGTTCTGTCTCATTATTTTTTTCCTCCGTTTTTAAATATCTGTGTACCCTTTATACCAAAAATACTCGCACATACAAGTATCCATAAATTAGTAAACCATGATGGAAGTGCCTGAAAATGCTCAAAGAACACTTTTATCTTGTCCATAGCTGCCGGATCGTCCGACCAAACCCCATATGCCAGGACCAAAATCGGGAGTGTGAGAATCGCGAGGACCACCTCGTCCTTAAAATCTTTGTCTCGGGATTCTAAAAGTTTGCCCTGGTAAGCTTCCTCACCTCGGGCCATCTTAGCTGCGTGCATGTGTTGCGCATCAGCCATAGCCATTTGAGTCTCTTTACGCTTCTTATAAATATGCGT